TAACCTAAACCTATCCAAGTACAACGTCTATAAAAATGACAGCAGAAAAAGATCTAAGCATCACATAAGAGCAAGACAGTTGATAGCAGAAGTCTACCATAGTTACAGAGTGCTTGAGGAAGTAAAAATGCCGGGCAGTACGGCAACTCACAGAAAATCTGTGCTGTACTTAGATTTCTTTATACCGAACATTAAGGTTGCCTTTGAGGTACATGGTCGTCAGCACTACGAACATGTCCCATTCTTCCACAAGACAAAGGCTGACTTCTTAAGGGCGAAGGCTAGGGATGAAGATAAGATTGATTGGTGCGAACTAAATAACATAACATTAGTAACCCTTAAATATTCAGGAACAGACGATGAGTGGAGAAAATCAATTAAAAGCATCTGAAAGATTATCAGAGCATATTAAGACCATAGAAGAATACGTTAACGCATCCAATGCATCGTATTCGATGTTCAACGCAGAGTATATTATATCCTCAAATTTAACAAGAGACGACTTGTCTTCGATGACAAGCAAAGAAATGTTCGACGCAGCATATCTCTTGTATGGGTATTCAACGTATATTCAAGATGAAATAAATAAGAACAAGGTTGCATTTAACTGGTGTGAAGACCAAATAGAAAAACTAGTTGCAGCTAACTTAAACAATTTTGACCAGTATACTAAACACAACGTTAAAAGACAGTTAATAATTAAAGAGAACAGTTACGCATCAAGCGTAGACAACATGCGAATAACGGCAGAAGCTAGGCTTCAGTGTTTAGAAGGTAAGGTATACGAACTAAAGCGCCAAGGCGATGTTTTATTAGAAAAGGCAAAAAGACTATGAAACCAGAAGATTTTAGCATTGAAGAGTTACAGGAAATATTAGAAGCGAAGATTAAAGAGTTGGAAAAAGAAGAATCTACGCCAGACGATGGAGCTTCTGTTAAAGAAGACTTCACCGTTTCTAGAAACTTAGATAATACAAAAATAAAAAGGCCAGTCAAGGCTCGTGAGAATACTTGGGTAGACACTGGGGAAAACAAAGACGTGACAACCCCTGAGGTTGAATTAACGCCACGTAAAAGACCCAAGGCGGCCACGACAAACAAAAGATGTCACGTTTGTGGTAAAGATTTTCAAATAAGCACAAAGTTAGACAGTGGTGACTTTATGCGTTGTAACGACTGCACAGGACGATAAAAATGGATCATATTTTGACAGACGTTGGATCAGAAAGGGCTGTATTAGCAGCCTTGTTCCAACATGGTATTGAAGCATATGTAGAAGTAGCAGACATCATTGACGCATCGTCTTTTGGACATGTGAACAATCAAGTGCTGTACGCCTGTGTTCAGCAGGTTATTGAGGGTAACTCAAAGGTTGACCTTCCGTCAATCCTATCGGCAGCGTCTCAGCTTAATCATACGGATCGAGTTGAGAACAAGCAGGAGTTGCAATACATCAAGTCCTTGTTTGATTTTCCTGTAAATAAAGATAACGTATTTAACTTTGCCGTACAGATAAAAAAGTTTGAGTTTGCTCGTAGGATTAAAAAACTATCCCTAAAGATCCATAAAGACATTGACGATATAACTGGAACTGAGAGCGTTGACGAAATCATAGGGATGCTAGAAGAACCAGTAATGGATTTTCTAAGAGAAGACGACGGTGGAGAAAGACCAGAAAAAATTGGAAAAGGCATTGAAGACTATATTCAGTTTATCACTGAGAACAAGTGTGATATAATTGGTATACCTAGTGGCTTTAATAGGTTCGACCACGCCATTGGAGGAGGTCTTCGTAGAAAGTGTGTTGATCTGGTTGCAGCAAGACCAAAGGTTGGCAAGAGTGTGTTCGCTGACAACGTAGCAATTAACGTTGCGTCAGATGGTGTTCCTGTTTTGGTTCTAGATACAGAGATGTCAAAAGAAGATCATCTTAATAGAATCCTCGCCAATCTAAGCGGCGTGCCAATATCTGACATCGCGACGGGGAAGTTCGTAGATGATGACGATCAAAGTCACGCAGTTCATGAGGCTGTAAAAAAGATAGAGAGTATTCCATACAACTATGTCAGCGTGGCCGGTAAGCCTTTTGAGCAGATATTAAACATTATTAAGAGATGGATTATACAAGACGTAAAAATGGATGAACACGGACGAACCAATGATTGTGTTGTCATCTATGACTATCTAAAGCTAATGTCGTCTAGTTCCATAACAAATAATATTCAAGAATACCAAGCGCTTGGGTTCCAAATCACAAATCTTCACAACTTAGCAGTAAAGTTTGATTTCCCATGCTTATCTTTTGTTCAGTTGAACAGAGACGGGATAACAAAAGAGTCTACAGACGCTGTATCAGGGTCTGACAGGCTCATTTGGTTATGCACGTCATTCTCCATCTTTAAAACCAAGTCTCCAGAGGAGCTCGCAGAGGACGGCCCACGGGCTGGCAATAGGAAACTTGTACCCATTGTTTGTAGACATGGGTCTGGAATGGAGGATGGAAACTATATCAACATGAATATGGCGGGAGAATTTGCTAGGCTAGATGAGTTGAGGACTAGGAATGAGTTTAGGTCTCAGCCGGTTGATGATAGTGGACTGATCGATGAGGAAAATTTACATAAAGTTAACGAGGATATTGAAGAACATGGAACTGAAAAAAATCAAAAAGCTCCTTGGGAATAACATAGAGCTAATTCTCTCAGAGCTTGGTATTGAATTTGAAAAAAACGGAGAGAATATCACATGCCCCTGCCCAGTGCATGGTAGTGATAGCCCCAACAGTTTTTCATACTCCACTGATAAAAACATCTGGAGCTGCTGGTCTAGAAGATGTCAGGATGAATATTCCAACGATGTCATTGGGTTGATACAGGGCATATTATCGGGAGATGAGGAAGAAGACATCGGCTTTAGCAAAGCTCTTACGTGGGCATGTAGTGTTTTAAACATAGATAACAACAGCGTTCTTGTGGATAAAGTCGTAGGAGAAGAGGGCGATGAGTTTGTTGAGATGGTTGGAATGTTTGCAAAAGAAGAAGAGATATCGCAAGAGGATGAACAAGTATCTATGGACTGCACGCTATCTCACCCCTCAGAATATTTTAAAAGAAGAGGGTTTCAAGAAACAACCTTGGGATATTTTGAAGTTGGGGACTGTAATCAGAAAAAGTCTACAATGGTACAAAGAGCCATTATACCCATCTACAACCTAACGGGAGAAAAAATCGTAGCATACATCGGAAGGTCAACCAAGGATTACATTATGCCAAAGTTTTTATTCACAAAGGGGTTTAATAAGCGTAGGTATCTTTACAACTATCATAATGCCATCAGCAAGGCTAGTGAAACGTCCACCTTATTTATAACTGAAGGACAAGGAGACGTGTGGAAGCTACACGAGGCTGGAGTAATGAACGCAATTGGTATATTTGGAAAATCCCTTAGCGACCAACAAAAAAGAATACTAGAACAAAGTGGAGTAACAAGGTTAGTTGTTTTAACAGATAACGATCAGGCGGGGAGAGAGTCTAAGATACAGATTCAAAGACAAATGAGTCGTATGTTTAAGGTTGTCTTCCCTAGAATGTCCAGAAAGGACGTTGGAGATATGACAGTAAAACAAATAAAAGAGGACATATTACCACAACTGAAAGGCATGTATTAATGGTAAATATAATTGGAATAGCTGGAAAGAAGCAGTCTGGCAAAAATACAATGGCTAACTACCTACATGGGAAAAAGTTAAAAAAACGGGGCACAATCAAGGACTTTAGTATTGATAGCTCAGGGCAACTGGTGATTGCAACCTCTGTCGATGGAGATGATGAGTTAGGGGTTTTGGACATCACCCGAAAAGACGAGGCTTTTGTTGAGTACGCTCATTGTAATATATGGCCATACATAAAATTATATAGCTTTGCTGATGGCTTGAAAAACCTTTGCGTTGACTTCTTTAACCTGTCTACTGAGCAGGTATACGGAACAGACGATCAAAAGAATACTAAGTCAAGCATCAAGTGGGCAGATCTTCCTAGTAGAAAAAGGGGGTCTAAAAATAAAGGGTAT